AATTAATTGATATTTATCTAAAAAAAGATAATGTCAATTCATCGTTCATATTTTTCTAAGAATAATACGATTTTGGTGTCAAGTTTTACTAACACTGGTAAATCTCCGTATACCGAACTTTATTTTGGTAGTGCCAATGATGTTGTTTCTCCTGTTGGTTATAGTCGATATTTATTTGACTTAGATTTAACAAGTTTACTTGAAAAGTTCTCAAGTGGAATTATATCAACGGGATGTACTAGTTTTAGTGGTATTACCCACAAACTTATAATGACAAATACATCCGCATTTGATAAGTCATTGATAAACGACTCAATGTGGGATGGAAGGCAAAGAGCTACCTCATTTGATTTAAATTTAATTAGAATACCTAAAACATCAGGCTCAACCGGTAACCCTCAGACTTGGGATGGAGGAGTTGGTTCGGATTTTTACGATATAAAAAATACAACTAACTACACTAACGGATTACTAACTCCCATAGCTTTACCAACTAATAAAAGTTATTCCCAAAGACCATCTAATTGGTATCAAAGAACAACAATTTCAGGCTGGAGTGAATATGGTATATACTCAAATATCAATACAGGTCTAACTCCTTTCTCATCAATGACAATTGTTGATACTCAGCATTTTGGGGTGGGTAATGAAGATATTGAGTTTGACATGACATATGAAATAAACTCAATATTGTCAGGAGGTACAACAGATTCAACAGGATGGATAATATCCTTTCCTCCTGAATTAGAATTAATTACAGGATTAACACAAAATTATGCAGTTGGTTTTTTTGCAAGAGATACTCAAACATTCTACGAGCCATATTTAGAAACGACATACGATGATTTAATCGAAGATGACAGAAATACTTTTTATAAAAATAGAGAGAATAAATTGTATTTGTATTCATACATTGATGGGGATTTTGTGAATTTAGACACAAACCCTTCAGTAATACTTGTTGACTCATCTGACAACATTATACAAGGTCCAATAACATCATGTTTAAAAACCAAAGGAATTTATGAGGTTACATTCACAGCGATAACTTCACCATCGGTTGTTACAAACTGTACGTTGTACGATGTTTGGACAGGAATAACTTATAATGGAGTTATTTTAGACAATATTACAAATCAATTGGTTCTACAATCATATACCAAATCAATTCAACTTGGTCCTGAAAGTCAAGACCCTATACTTTATGGATTTGATTATTATGGCATTAAACAAGATGAGAAAATACTTAACACAGATGTTCGTAAAGTTGGTGTTATAGTTAAAAAGGCCTACTCAACAAACGAAACACTTAAAAAAGTTAATGTTTATTATAGAATATATGTTAGGGAAGGTCAAACCGAAGTCCAAGTTCAAGATTGGACTAAGGTAAATAGGTCATATAATCAATATTACTTTATGTTTGACACTAGAGACAAGATTCCAAATGAATACTACATAGATTTAAAGGTATATTCCGATGGTTCTGCGGATACTTATAAAAAACAAATCAAATTTCAAATAGTAAATAAAAAATGAAAAAATTAATTATTAATCCAACGGATAAAGAAAAAATTTTAAGCCAATACAATGGTACTTTAAAAGTTAACACACAAAATTTTAATAAATTAGTTGAAAGTACCCTTGGAAATGTAAAACCAATAACTGAGCAAGAAGTTGATAGTTCTCAACAAACAGATTTACCTGATGAGCAGGAATTGGCCCGTTTGGCTCGTAAAGAAATGGAACTGATGACTCAAATGCAAGTTATACAGTCAGGGAAAGAAAAATTAAAAAAATCTCAAGAGGAAAAAGAAAAAATAAGTCAACTTGAATTCTTAACTGATAGATTAAATGAAGTAGAGAAATATATTAAAGACACATGTAAAGGTAGAAAATTTGGTCATGGGGCTCTTTGTAGAAAATATTTTAAAGAATCTGAAAATTTAAATAACAAATTATTAGAATTAAATAAACTTGCAGGTCAAGGGTCTAGTGATGGGGGAAGTCTTGGATTACGTTCAGCCGGTTCTGATGAAGGTGGAGGTAAGCATCAATTTATAGTTAATTGGACAACAGCTTTAGGTACCGTATTAACTTTATTAGGAAGTATTGCGGCATTTAAATTTAAAGAAAATCAATCAGTTTAATAAAAAATAAAGTAAAATGAGTAGAAAAATTAGACTAACAGAATCAGAATTAGTTTATTTAATCCAAAGAATGGTAAACGAAGCAATGTCGGATATTGATGATATTTTAGATAAAATAAGTCAAAGTGGTATGGAATCTTTATCTCCACAAGAAAAAGAATATCTACAACATTATTCGACAACAGGAGAATATTTGGATATTGAAGATGAATATGATGAGGAATCTTCATTTGAAGGTGAGTCTTTTAGAGGTAGAATTGAAGACGCACCTGTTACTTTTACTTATGAAATGACTGAAGACACTGAAATAGGAATAGCTCATACTGGATATTTCACAATTTACAATGATGAGTATTATGGCGAAATAATCTGCAATGGTGATGGTACTTTTATGGACGCTAACTTTGAGTCTCCAGAAGGTACTGGTTTATTTGAAGACTATTACGAAATACAAGGAGAAATAGAAATGTTTTTACAAAATGTTTGTGAAAACCTAAAAGCTAACCCAACAACATAATATAATGAGAAATATAGATAATATAATTAGAAAAGTTATTAAGGAACAATCGGATAGATATATGTTCTTTTCAAATTTAGAACAAATGAGAAGACAATGTGACCTATTGTTAGATTTAGAACGTGATATGGTTGATTCCATATTAGATAACGGTCACGATTGGGCTCAAGACCACATCGCTGAGGCTAAAAATAATTTGGACCAAGTTTTTGATTTCTTAATGAATGAAACAAAAAAGGATGGTATGGAATTATCTATGAATATGGATGATAAAGACATGATTATGATGGAGTCAGAAATAACTGAAAAAAAGAAAAAAAATGTACCAACTAATCCATCTTTATGGAAATCATCATTAGATTGGGCAAGAGCTAGATATAAAGTTTGTCCAAGTGCGTATTGTAATGGAGCTGCGGCAAAACATTACAAAAGTAAAGGTGGTAAGTGGAAGAGAAAATAATCTAAACGATAGTGCTTTACATAGAGTATCTAAAGGAGAAATAAAACAGTATAAAGGGTGGAAATGTCGGTATGAAATAATTACTCTTTGTTAATATTTTTTTAGATAGAATTAGAATTCCGCAGTATATTTGTAAAAAATATCACTATGAGATTCTTGAAACGACTTTACCTTAAAATGCGATTAGCTTATCGCAAACAGTACTACACACAACAAAACCAAGAAAAGTACCAAAGAGCACCACTCTTTATATGTATGAAATTACTTAAAATTGAGGACTCTCTTTTACTTATCGCGCCTGTTTCCGATGACAAGTACATTTATAACGAAAGACTCGGTATATTGGTCTCTTTATTAGGTCATCGAGGGTCTATTATCGATAGAACATATTCATATGATATTAACCTATCTAACAAAGATTGGGATAAATTGGATAAGTTGTTTTCTAATGAGATGCAAAAACGCACCAAGAAGATTGAGGAACAAATTGTATCTAATGTAAAACACTCATTAGATAATATCTACAAGAGGATAAATAAGGATATGAGTAAATCTCCGATTATAGATTCGGTACCGGTTAGTGAGATTAATTAAAAATCTTTTTGTGTAATTTCGGGTGGGATTTAATGAATTCTTTCGTTATCTCACCCGACTTTTCGTTTGCAAAATCTTCTGCCTTTCCACCGACATCTTTTCTGTCTTTTATTTTAAGTTTTTGGTGGTCATACGAATGAGCCCACTCATGAGATAATGTTCTTAAAATATCTGCAAGCATTCTACCCTTAGCCAAAACTTTAATTTCATTAGTTTCATTTTTAAAAGACCCTGTTGTCATTTTATCGACTCTTTTATCTAAAAACCTGACCGTAATCCCATCTGTAAGGGTAAGTTTTTCTTGTAGGAGAAGAATAAAATTTTTTATAATATCAATTTGATACTTTTCTAAAGTACCTTTTTTGAATTTTAAGCAGAGTTTCATTTGTTCTTTAAATGTTCTATCAAAGTTTTAATAATGAGCGACTCGTTTTTACTTTTTTTCTTTGGTTTGTATGAAACCATTGTTGGAGCATTCCCTGTACCAGATTTTGGTTCTTTCTTTTCAGCCCTTCTTTTCTGACTACACGCCGCACTTTTTTGAGCATCTGTCATTTTAGAAGCAACACCCGCAGCTCTACATTTTGGATAACCTTTTGAATCGGCATCAGGTCTACCACAAGGAGGATGACCACCACCTTCTTTTTTACGACAAATATTAACCCACGGGCCCTTAGGTTGTTTACTACCTTTTGGTTTTTTCTTTGTCCCAAACCAGACCGCAAGGTCTTCTTTTGTTTCAGATTCATTAACAAATGGTTGGGAAGTATTAAATTTGTTTTTTTTCATTCGTGGTTTTTTTCCACTTTTGTCACCCTTTTCTCTGTAGGACGGTACTAAAACTTTGAATGGGGCTTCAGTATATTCATCATCTCCTTCTACAGGAGCGTCTTGCTTAAAATCATTAGTTTGTATTTCTTTTGCAATCCTTTCTTTTTTTGAGATTTTGTGTTTTGGAGTTGATACATGTCCGTCTAAAGAATCATGATACAATTCAGCATCGGTATAATTAGAAATTGAATTCACAAATGGTTGTAAATCTTCAGGGTCCCAATAAGTAAGACCTGGTCTAATAGGAGGTTTATACGAACCTCTTGCGGCACCTGAGCTAGTTGCTTCAGATACAATTTCTTGTAAACATTTGGAAATATATTTTTTTACGTCAATCCCTTTCATTTTCAAAGAAAATAAATTATATTTTTATATAAATATCAATAGAAATGAAAGATGAAGACCAATTAATCAAAGAAATGAAAGATACAATTAATGAATTATCTCCTAAACACGTTCTATTTGAGACCATTTCTTATCACAATCAAGAACAAATAAATGAGTTTTATAACAATATGACTCAAGAACAAGCAATTGCTTGTATTATTGAGGCCAGTAAATCTGCATATAGAAGAGGGGTGTATTCATTATATGAGGCCGAAGCTCTTTCTAAATCAATCAGGGTTTTAGGTTTTCCTGAATAATCTTATTTTTCTATTACTATTTGGTTTTCACCTACTTTGAATTTATAAAGTTCTGACTGCCTAAATACAGTTATTACAACTAATTTCCAATAAGTTCCCAATTCTCTTTCGGCCGAAACTGCCATTGCAAGTTCCCATCTATTTGAAACTAAAACAAATGGTTCACTTTCTTGTATTTCCCCTGTTAATATTTTTTCCGCAATATCTCTTTTAAAAATTTGCATAAATTCTACTATCTCAGCATTTGATACAGGTCTTTGATTATAATCTTCTAAATCTCTACCTCCACCTCTATAGTTAGAATGTTTTGTTGTTATAACGTCAAAACCAAAAGTAACCTCAAAATTTGTTGCAATTTGACCTATTCTCTTTTCAAGAATTAAATGTTTTTTAATACTTTCTCTAAGATTCATATTCTATAAATATAAAAAAGGGGACTTTTGGTCCCCTTTTTAATTTATTCATTTAAATTGATTATCTCAATTCATTCAAATCAAATGTGCGAACACCATCAACAATAATCCGGCCAAAGAAGCGATTATTTACCATCTTCTTCGCGTAACGAGTCATGATACCCTTGATAGGCGTAAAGTTGAATGGGTTGTACATAGTTGGAGTTAATTGAAGTGGTACGTATGGTGCGTAGATGTAACCAGTGTCAAGAAGTGACGTACCTTTGTGACCCAACAATACTGTGTTTGCTGGGAAGTAAGGGTCACGATAAACTTGGTAACGACCTGCCAATGTACCTACTCTTTCAATACCCATGTTGTACTGGTCTTGCTCAGGAGCTGCGTTAGAAACGTGGAAATATTGAAGGTCATCGAAAATTGCAGAAACTTCAGATGATACAACAATCCAGTTTGCTCCACCTCTCAACGTAGACTTGTGAATCTGTGCAGAGATTTGGTTGATTGCAGTGATAAGAGTTTGGTTCCAGTCCTTCTGAGTGTAAGGAGTAGATTGGTTGTTCAGACGCTTCCAACCGTTGTAATCCCAACGAAGTGTCCAAGCCGCACCTTTACGAAGGTCACGGAGGATTTCACGGTCGATTTCAGCTGCCACTTGTTCTGACAATAAAGCTGTTAATTCAGCCTCAGCGTCGATGTTGTGGAATGCTGCAACGTCTTGAGCAAGTTCTGGTGACCATTGTGCTCTCAACTTTCTTTCAGTTACAGAAACTGTTACTGAGTCAAGGTTGAAAGAAACTTCACCAATCTTGTCTTCAAATTCTAATTCTTCGTAACGTCTCCAAGCAGCTGAGATATTAGAAGTACCAGACCAAGATGAGTTAGTTAAAGATGCTCCTGAATAACCATCAGGTGTTGATTGTCCACAAGCGATACATGCAGGAACTTGTGCATCAATTTCTAAGTAAATTACACCTGTAGAGTCACAAATGTTATAGAATGAACCTCCGTTACCTGTTGACGAATTGTTAGCTCTTTGGAAAGTAGTTTGAGTTGTTGAACCATAATCAATGATACCTCTACCATATTTCTGTGTAACAACACGGAATAAAAGTGGAGTATATGTCGCAGTTCCAAGGTTAGTAGCCGCTGTTGAAACAGATGTATAAAGAACTAAGTTAGATAAGAATGCTTCGTTATCCATCTCTTGTCCATCAGGTCCGATAAGTTTACCAGCACCGACACTTGTGAAACCAGAAAGACCAACTAAGATTTTTCTGAATTCTTTAGTTCCTGCTGCCGCATCACCAAATACAGTGTAACCTGAAGTAATGAGTGAACCACCATTCCATGCAACAGTAGTAGTTGTTGATGTCATAACAATGAAACGACCTTTAGAATAGTCAAAAAGACCTGCTGGATTCAAACCTGGCTCAGTACCTTCATAGAATAAATCATAAAGGTTTTTAGCGTAAGGTGTACCTGAAGTGTAACCTGCGTTAGGGTCACCAGGGTAGTTACCAGGTGAACCATTTGGTGCGTAGTGCTGACCTGAATCAGAATAACCACCAGGAACCTGAGCATCTACTGTTGCACCAGTGTAGCCCTGAATCTGTGGTACAAAGTAGAACAACTTACCAATAGGAAGGTTCATAGCTTGTACTGATACGATTTCATTAGCTAAAAGCTTAGAGAATACACGACGAATGATTGGGAATACAACAGTTTCAAATGAACCTGAATCTGAAGTAGACGCCGCTTCGTTAATTAAGAATGAAGCTTGGTTTTCATATAACTGAGCTACGTTCTCTTTTAGGTGGCCACGAAGGCCTTCAAGGAACCCTAATTTGTCCCATTTGTTGATAGTATCTTCCTTGATAACTTTAAGGTGCTTAAGACCTATGTTACCAACGAGACCTGATTCTAATAATGCTCCCATTTTTTATTTTGGTTTTTATTTTTATTATTTATTTTGCAATTTTACTCATGATGTCTTTCATTCTAAGGAATTGAGGATTCTCATATGTCTTAGATTCAATCAAGTTAATTGCAGAACCTGATTGTGGTTCACGGTCAATTACTCTTTCAATAGATTCAGTAATTGGTGCCGTTTTTGAACCTTGTGAAAGTTCATCTTTAATTGTTTTATATAATGCTTTTGATTCCTTGAGAGTTTCAGCTGAGTCAAATCTTCTAAGAATGTTAATTTTTTCATGCTTAGAAGTTGAGTGTTCGGTGAAAAGTCTTGTTGCATAAGCTAAATTTGAATTGAAGATTGCCACCTCATTTAATTTATCTCTAAATAAATTAAGTGCCTTTCTGTATTCTTCATTTTTAGTTCTTAACATTTGTAATTCTTCCATAACTTCAACACTTTCAGCAACGTTCTTGCCGTATTCGTAGTTTCTGTTAGGAGTAACTCCTTTTCTCAAACCTCTACCTGATTTTGAACCAAATCCATAAGTACGTGCAGCTTCTTTTGCTTCTTCTTTTTCAAGTTTTGGGGCTCTTGATGGCATATCCATCATTTCACCTTCTTTAAACTCAAATTTAGGTTTACCCGTACCTTTTGTAGGATTTGCTTTTTTCATATTCTCTTTAAACCCGCCAGCGGATTTCTTATAAGAGAATTTTTTAGCAGAACCAAGTTTTGCCCCTTTACCTACTTTTGGTTTCATACCCTCTTTGGTTTCCATTTTATTAGCTTTTTTAGCTTCCATAACATTGTATGATTCGTTGTTTTCGTCTTCATCTGATTCTTCGAGTTCAAATTCATAATCTTCCTCTTCTAAATCATCTTTTGACATGTCATCGATTTCAATTTCATACACGACTTCTTCTTTTTCTTCTTCTGGTTGATATGATGCATTTTCATACATTTCTTCTTCCATCGCTTGATAACCTTCTTCCGTTTCATCATCTTCATCTTCTTCCTCTTCACCTTCCATTTGTAAAAGGTATTCGGCTTCAGTTTCGTCATCAGAAATTTTAGTGTAGTCACCATCAGGGACTACGGTTACAGTGTCAGAATTTTTCATGTTTTTGAAAACTTTAAAAACTTCTTCGAAGTCCTCTTCACCTGTAAGGTCAGCGACTGGCTCGTCATCCATGTCCATCATACCAGACATTTCGTCGTCCATACCCATGCCCATCATACCAAGCATTTCGTCGTCTTCCTCTTCTTCGTATTCTTCGTCCTCTTCAGATTCCTCTTCTTCAGATTCATCTTCGTCTTCGAATTCTACTTCGGTTTCAAGCTCATCTTCTTCAGCTTCTTTCATTTCAACCTCTTCGTCAGTCTCATATTTCATAGACTCCTTTACTAGTTCGCTAATTTCTTCCTTCATTGTAGAAGCAAGTATTTCTTTTGCGTTTTCATTAATCACCTCTTCCAAATTCTGTATTTGGAGAAGTGTTTCGTTAACTAAATTTTTTTCAGCCATTTAACTTTTTTTTAATAAATATATTAAGAAGATAAAAAAATAAGTTTTTATTGATTTATAAATAAAAAAAGGGGACAAAAGTCCCCTTTACTAATTTTAAATATGAGTATGTTTACTCTACTACTTCATTGATTTTACTCTCAACGATTGCGGTAATTCTCCAATCTTGAGAATACACTTCAAAAAGTTTTGTTACTTTAGCTTCCACATCAGTTGGGCTAAATCCTTTGACAAGTTTTTCTTCTTTTGTTTTTTTGATTTTTCCTGACTCTGAGTCAACATCATCGATTGTAATTTTTGCTACAAAATATTTTTCGTCCATATTAATTATTTTGATAAATAATCGGTGAGTTTTTTCATTAAATCAAGTGAGCCACCCATTTCTCTTTGTTGTTTTAATTCTTTTTCTTCTTGTAAATTTTCTTCATACTTAAATCTGTCCTTTTCATCTTTGAATAGATAAGCTCCAGGTGTTGATGGAGAAGAAACAAGGTCAAAACAAATTAGTTCAAAATCTTCTTGTACTTCATTTTGTTCCCCTCTTTTTGCAAGTGACCCAACTCCTCTTGAAGATATACCAAGTGTTACTCCTTGTCTTAAAAGATTTGCGGCTTGGTCTCCTTTTGTTGATACAATTCCTCTTTCGTGAAAACCTGGCGAAGTAAGTAATTTTAATTTACCAAGTAATACATTCTTATCCCACCACATATCAGTTATAATATGTGATACTCTATCTAGGTCAATTAAGGATGATTCAGGGTGATTAAGTTCAGATAATGATGTTCCTCTCTTAATATAGTTTTTAGTGTAGTTATCGGCTTCTCTTCTTAATATTTTTTCAGGGTAAACTCGACCGTTTCTATTTGGGGTATCATACTTCTGTAAAACAGCATAAAACTCAAATGGTTTTGAATGGTCCGTAGTGTTAAAGTTTTCTTTCAGTATTCTATCGTTAGAAAACTCATTTGGGGATACGTATCCCGCATCATACTCAATTAAAATACCACGACCTATTTCTGTTGGACTTAAAATTCGTAAGTTTTGCATTTAATATTTTATTTATAAATATTAAACATCAACCAAATTTTTTTGTTTGTCGTTTTTTGTTAAGTAAAAATCGAATAATTCAGATTGTTCAAATATATCTTTTTCAACACACGATATTATTTTTTTAATTTCATTTTTTAATTTAATTGATTTAAAGTCTAATTCTGTTTTTGTATATAAGGTCATTTCTAAATTCATAAATGACCTTTTTCCAAGTGTTATTCCACTTGTTCTTAAATCTAAATCAACAATAAATTTGTTATAAAATATAAATTTGTCAGTAATTTCTAAAAGTAGTTGTTTAATTAGTCTATTAAGGTAAGACACTTCCCTAACCCAACCATCTATTGATTTTTTTGGCTCAACCCAAGACTGTACGTTTATGTAGATTGACTTTAGATTTTTTGAATCTACCGTTCCGTAAGAAGTTTTAAAATTTTTATATCCCTTCAGCGCACAAGATTTCCCTTTTTTCATTTAACTTTGCATAATATCCTTTTATTTATATAATAAATTTAATAAAAAAAAACCGATTGTCAAAATGTTAATTATAGAAGTTAATAAGGGTAATGTGGAAGGAGCATTAAAAAAGTTTAAGTCTAAAGTAATTAAAACAAAACTTGTTTCACAATTACAAGATAGAAAAACCTACAAAAAAAAATCTGACGTTAATCGTCAGATTAAGAAAAATGCAATATACAAACAGAAAAAATTCTCAGACAATTAGACCTCTGTTTAATTGTTCTAGTTTAATAAATTCTTTTTTGTTAAATTCTGTTGATTGAATTTTATTTTTTGTTTCAAGTAAAGTTTGTTTAATATCTTCATCTGACTCAGAAATTAGTTTTTCTAATTTTTGAATTGTTGACTCTTTTATAGTTTGAAACTCTTCTTTTGTTGGTTTCTTTTTTAGAGTAGAAATTACTTCCTCTCTTTCAGACTCGTTAAGTTCAGATAAAGTTTTTTCGATGTTGTTATTTGCAATTTTTAACATTGTACTTATCGGAACTACTTTTTTGGATTCCTTAACAGTTGGTTTTTTTATTAAGGATTCCACAATATTCTTTTTAGCAATTGATTTTTTTTCGGGTTTCAAGTCATCACCATAAATTAAATCATCTATGGTTGTGTAATTATTTTCTTTAACAACACCTTTTGTCCACTTTTCAATTTTTTTTAAAAAACTTTCGTTTAATTTAATTGATTTAACCTCTTTTGAGAGGTCGTCAACCAAATATTCGGCAGTTTCTTTATCTAAGGATTTATTTTCTTTTAATGTGTCATATATAAAATACAATCTTTTGAAAGATTTATTCTCCAATAGTTCGTTTTTGAAGAATTTCATATCCTTATCTAATTTTTTATCAACAAATGATTTAACTAGTTTGTTTTCAACTAAAGTTTTAATTACACCGAATCTCATATTCATAGTTTCTGTATAAATATCAATCTTTTAGTAAGCTGTTTAATTTTTGCTCCATTTCACCCAAAGATTTTTTTGCCCTTGATAAATCAATCATCTCATCATCCGCTAACATATCATTTTCAAGTAAAATATTCATGTCTTTCTCTATAGATTCAGGAGTCACTCCGGCTTCTCCACCAGGTTCAGGGCCAGGAGCGGGAGGCGCTGGTAATTCTCCTCCCATGTCAGGTGGTGTAGGCATTCCTCCACCACCTTCATCAGCTGGTAATTCTCCTCCCTCAGCAGTAGCTCCAGCAGGTTCACCTTCTTTTTTACCATACAATTTATCCAAATTATCAAATAACCCTGTATGTGTAATAACTTCTGCAGTTTTCTTAAGTTCCTCACCTACCGCTCTCTCAATTCTTTGTTGTTGCAAATCAAGTTTAATTTCTTCATCGCTAAACCCTAATATGTGTTTCTTAGCCCAAGATTGTGAAACTGCCGCAATACCAGAGCCAGGGTCAGCAACCATGTCTTTATATAATAGAACCTTTTCTTTCCAAACATCAATTTTTAATAAATCTGCCTGAGTCGATGGATTAGTTAAGGATAAAGTAAAGTTTCCAATTTCTTCTTCGAATCCTAAAACAAATAGATGGATGATTGCTATCTTATTCATCTCTTGAATCATAGATTTTTGGATTCTATTAATTGTTCGAGCAAATCGAATATCTTGGAGTGAAAGATTTTTACCATCTCCCACAGTTTCCTCAAATCCTAAAAACGCTTTAGGTACACGAAGAGCAGTTAAAAGTTTCTTTTGAATGTACTCAATATCGGCAATTTCAGATAAGTTTGTTGCACCAGGTAATGTGTCGATTGGAGATACCTGTTGAGGGTCACGAACTGGAACAAAGTAATCTTGGTCAACAGCCATTTGGTTAAATCTCATATCCACGTTACCTGATTTAGAATCGACAACTTGGTCTCTTTTAAATTTATTGGCAAATCTTTGGATATACGGTTCAACATCAGCATCGTCCATATTACCAACAAAAACTTTAAACACACGTCTTTCAGGGGCTCTTGATGTCCTATAAATTAACATTGCGTCCTCAGATAAAAGAAGTTGTTTCCAAATACGTCTTGCCTTTTCAAGCATTGATGTTCCATAGGGTAATCTTCTGTCATCTCCAAGTAATCTAAAATGGGCAATTTCCCAAATGTTAAATTCAAGGTCTTTTTGTTTCCATTTAAATCTTGTATGTTTTTTTACTGGATTGGTATCAGAGTCAGAGGATTTTGCTCCCATACCCGCCTCTAATCTTTCAATCTCAATAATCGGAAGTTGCATACATCCAACAACACCTTTCTCAGGGTCAAGTTTTAAATAAATAAAATTGTCACCATACTTACAAGTGTTTCTTGTCCACATAGGTAAGTTAGTGTTAATATCTAAATTGTTATTAAAAAGGTCAGCAAGTATTGATTTGATTCTTCTTGATTCTGAGTAAATTTGTAACATGAAACCATCTTGATTAATGGTTGTAGATTCCTCAGAATATATATCCAAAGCCGCTGAAATCTCAGGAGTAAACTCCATAGACTCATAATCATAAAAAGAAGATAATCTTGTTGGTTCGTAGTATATAGCCTGAGTATAAAGATTGTGCTCAATCTTACCCCATTGGTTTGCCAAATAGTAATTTTGTTGGGCTTGTAATTTTTCTCTTTCGTATTCAGACTTTGACTGTGTACGAAGTAATTCTTTTTTATCGTATTTGTATGTAGGATAATCTTGACCTAAAAGCGAATTAGGCCCAAATGCTTGAGATAACCTTTGCCAAACTGTTAGTTTATTATTTTCCATTAGTTAAAATTAATCTTCTTTGTATAGATTATAAATAGTTGGGAAAATTAGTTTTATCACTAAGCAATATTTACTGTCCATCCTCTACCTTCTAATGTTGTTTTTGCGGCTAATCCATCAGGAACTAAACCACCTCCAGTACTTGGTGGTTGGTTATCGATAAAGCCGAGACTATCGTTATTTAGAAATAATTGACCATTAGTTAGTGTAGTATTTGCCAAATTGAATAAAATTTCATTCACATTATTAGTAGTTAAACTGCAGTCTTTTAATTTTATTATTACACCATTATAGGTTAAATTAGAAAAATTATAGGTCCATCCACCACCACCAAAAGGATTATAAGAAGCATCAAAATCCCTAATTCCGTTAGGTAATGTACCTATTTGAGTACTTAATGAGAAACTACATTGGCTAATATACAATACCTCAATTAAAGTTCTTGATGATAAATTTGAAAGTGATGTTAAAGGATTACTTGTTAATTGAACAGTTTTGACTGATGCTCCTAAAAAATTAAAATTAAAACTGGGCATCAAATTATTGTCAAGATAAACTGCCTGATTTAAAACATTTGGTAATGTAGATACAAAACTTGTAATTTTACATCTTTGAGCAGTTAGGGTAAGTAAGCTTGAACCTCCAAATGTTTGATTAAACGTACCAAAATTATTTAAGCCGGTATCGTTATTTAAACCAATAGTTAAAGTTACAATATTGTTTGGTATATTTGGTAAAGACGATAAACCATTATTATTACATATTAATGTAGTAATAGTATTAGGTAATGTAGGTAAAGATGTTAAATTATTTGATTGTACTTGTAACTCAGTCAATACGCCAGCACTTGGTAATGTAGGTATTGATGTTAAAGCGTTACCTCTAACATTTAAAGTCGCTAATTCATTCAAAGTAGATAAATTAGGAGGATTAAAAGTTGATAATTTGGGTGATTGTTGTTGTTGTAAAAGTAACTGAGTTAATCTAGATGGTAGTTGTGCCGTGAACGAAGATAATTTATTTACACTAAAATCTATTGTAACAGTATTAGAAAGTGAAGATAAATTAGTTATATTTAATGTAGTTAAATTAGCGTTACCGTTAATATTTAAATTAGTTTCAGCTATTGCAGTTGGTATGGTTAGATTCACAGTTGTTAATGCTCCATTACTTGTTATGGTATATGCTCCCATTAAGCTAGACGATGATGAATTTAAATTAATTTGTTGGATTCCACTTGTGGTTATTTGAAGGGTATTTGCATTTGTTGTAAATAAATTTGAGGGTAAAACTGAATTTTGTACGTTCGATAATGCTCCGCTATGTCCCACCATTCTAAAACTACCAAGTACAGTTGGTAAAATAACACCAGATATATTTGTCCATGAACAATTGGTGAATTGTAAAATACCAACATTTGGGAATACTGTAATCGTTCCAGGATTTGTGGCAATTGATGTTACACTTGTAAAGGTTAAGTTCTTTGACGAGGAATAAGCGCTATCTACGTTTATATTTCTATAAATTAAAATTCCTGAAACTGATGAAGTTACAGTTGCGTCCCATATTGTTCCAGAAGCTGCTGTGACATAAGTATTAGTAGTACCATCCGGGTAAACCCTGTCCATAGATAAGACAACAAATGCTTTTTGTCCTGAAATTCCTGCAATAGTATTGGCTGGAATTCCTAATAATAATGCCAATGGAGAAGTTTGTGTTGGGGTAACAGTTGGGGTTCTTGTTGGCGTTTGAGTTGAGGTTCTTGTTGGCGTTTGAGTTTGAGTTCTTGTGACTGTTGGCGTTTGAGTTTGAGTTCTTGTGACTGTTGGCGTTTGAGTTTGAGTTGGCGTTTGAGTTTGAGTTTGAGTTGGCGTTTGAGTCACTGTTGGCGTTTGAGTTTGGGTTCGAGTAACTGTAGGTGTATTTGTCGAGGTTATAGAAGGAGTTAATGTTGGTGTTGGTGTAGATGTTGGAGTCGCA